ACCAGTTCGCAAACGCTTCGTACTTTTCTCTACTGTTAAAGTGTGTGGCCCACCACTGGCGCACCTCTGCCCGCTCCTTCGCGACCTGGGCCTCAAGCTCCGGGCCCCTTGTTTCCCATCCTGCCGGGGCCTCTGGTTCTGGCGCCACCTCTTCCGGGGCAACCTCTTCCGGGGCTTGCATTGCGGCGAGGTCGTCGTGCAATGCGTCGATTGGATCAACATCTGCCGGTGTAGTTTCAGTCGTTGTTTCGGTCGTGTCTTCCATTGTCATCTCCTATTCAAAAAACCCTCGTTCCTCTGCTGGATTAAAGCCTGGGCCTCGGGGGCCAACCGCTTGGTTAAGTTCGGGCGTTCCCCCACCCAGCATCCCGGGGAGCTGCCCCCCTTGGCCCTCCTCGCCATACGGGAGTTCCGGTGGTGTTGGTTGTGCCATTTGCTCGGGCGCACCAACCGTGCCAGCGCCAAGCCCAGGCGGCCCGCCGGGTTGCTGCTGTTGTTGTGCGGCCATTACCTGCTGCGGGTCTTGGCCGTAGGCCTGGACGTATGCTGGCAGTCCTTGTGTTTGAATTTGTAGCTGGCGATAGTGCTCGGCCAGGTGGAGTTCGTAAAACTGCTGGGTCTCCGGCGGCAGCTCGCGGAACTCAGGCGATTTCATAAACACCAGGGTTTCGGATATATGCACCACATGGTTATGCCACCAGCTCACCTTGATAAGTGGGTGGTTCTCGGGGTCCATCATGAATGCGTTCTCTTGGCGCTGATAGTTTCGCTCTGGCGAGTCGTCGTCAATAAACTCCTTGAGTCCCATTGAGCCAAACGCCTTGCGGAATTTCACCAAGGTTTCCGGGTCTTCGATTGGCCCAAACCCGCCGAGCTGGAGAAGCTGCAAAGAGATCTCCCTTTCGTAGCTCGCAAATTTTGGCAGAAGGCTTCCCGCCTGTATCTCCACATCGGTGGAGTCGATGTGGTCACGATGAAACCTTACGGCCTCCGCTCGGTGTGACTCGGAGACTACCGAGATTGTCATCTCAACCTCCATGTTCTCTCGCCACATCTCGAGCAGGCCGGCACCAAGGTCAGCCAGCGCCTCTTCCAGGGAGCGGGCTGGGGCTGCTAGCTTCACCGCGTCTTGGTCGGCCAGCACACCCAGTGCGCGCCCAGAGATAACACCGCTAGGCCCACGGCCCTGGCTAATTTCATGCACCCCACTGATGTCATACATTGAGTTCTTTAGCGTGTCGGCCAGCTCGTATAGTGAGTTTGGTATGGGCACGGGGGGCATGCGCTGGGGCGGCGGGCCCGCGTTGGCGTTGTAGAAAATAATGTGGTCAGGCCGGTTCTTGATTCCCGTCTTTGCGATTGAGCCCGCAGCCGCCACCCAGGGGGGGTTGCTGCTGACGTTCCTGAGTTCCAAGATAGAGGAGATGGAGCGGTTGAGCTCCCGTTGAATAGGCACCAAACCTTGCACGACCCCAGTGCCCCAAAAGCGACCGCCCATCTCCCCAACTTTAATCTGTGTAATGGAGAACTTGCGGCCGGGTAGGTGGGTTTCCTCAAGCACCACCCCCTCGCTTACAATCACACGCCTTCCATCAGGGTGGGTATTGCTTGGGCGCTCTTGGTACTCCAGCACTTTGTGTAGTTTCTGCTCGCCGCCGTCTGACACGTAGCCCCGCAGGTCTGACTTCCTCACACTGTCGTCGTCGCTGGCATGGCTCGCCCCAGGGGCGTGGTTCTTGCTATCGAACTCCTTCACCATCCCAGGCCAGCGGAGATCCAAGGCCGCATCACTAAGTACGTGCGCCAGGATTACCCACTTTGCGTTATGGAGGTGGGTTGATTCCCAGTCAGGAAAGACGTCAAACGGAGACCATGCCTCAACAACCGGGAAGCCAGTTACCTCAAGCGAGTCGCCCACCTGTAGCGTCTTGCCCGCCTGACTGTCCCAGTAACAATTAAAAAACCCCGTCCCGGTTAGCGAGGCCCACCATACAACGTCGTATGTAACGCTCTGCATTCGCATCTGTCTATACAGGTAGTCCAGCAGGTATTCGGACGCTCTTGCTTTCTGTCGCTGGTCGTCTTCTGAACCGGTGGGCCGAACAATAAATGCCGGCCGGCTTTGTGTGAGCTTGCTTGCAACCGTGTTAACGATTGGCTTGATGTAGTTATTGACTGCCCTGACCCGCCAGCTCGGGGCCTTAGACTCACTCGTCCTGCCGTGCCTGAAGCTGCTGTACTGTCGGCCATCATAAAACGCATGGTAGGTCCACCAAGAATCCTGGAGCTCGGTCTTCATTTGCTTAGAGCGTTGGTACATCAGGTTGATTTGGCTACCGAGCTGCTCTTGGCGGTCCTGGCCCCCTTCAATTTTAATGATGTTCATCAGCTTATGTCCTGCGGTGTGATGATGTCGCGGGTAAGGGCATCATAGTCGGGGTCAATAAGCGGCGAGCCCGGCCGAACCCTTCGCAGCATTTGCTGCTCGGCTATCCATAGCTGGTGATCAACATCGGCGGAAAGCTCCGCGCCGTTGATGTTATCGGGGGCTTGTGGCGTGGCGTGTTCGGCATAAAACACCTCGGCCTCGTCAGCCGGGGGCTCGGCTTTGACTGGCGCAGCCTCCTCAATGTCAATGGTGCTGATGGCCTTGCAGGCAATCGCCATGCAAACGCTCCGAATTGCCACGCCAACGCTTTCCATTATCCCCACGCGACCTCCTCGTGGTCCTCGTCCTCAACGCGAATTACTGGATTGAAGACTGCGCCAAAGTCACCCTCGTGAGTATCACCGCCGTCCTCTTGAAGGCTTGAATCACCCTGGTCAACCAGTTGTTTATGTACATCAACCGCAATGCACATGGCAATGGTTGCGTCGTCGTGGTGGCCATATGGGGCCTCGGGTCGGCCCGAGGTCTTTGAGCGTATCAACGTAATCATTTCCCCGAGCAGTCGCTTGCTGTTCAAGCTAACCTCTTTGCGTCTTACCGCCGATTCAAACAACCCTACCATGAAGTGTCTGGTGCGCACGTCGGTGGAGTACCCGAGCTTGTTTGTTTCTGTGCCCGCAACCTTACCCGCCTCGCTGTATCTGCGGTACAACTGGAGCTGCGGAAAATCTCTAATCAAGTAGTGGATAACTACCAGCCCGTGGTTGTTTGACTCGGGCGCTAGCATGGCATTGTTGTACATTATGCCAGCGAGCGCCTGCTGCCTGGCCAAAACATCCGGGGTCACTCGGTCATAGAACTCGGCCACCTGTGTCTTTGTAAACCTGTCGAACACCTGGACGCTGGCGAAGTCATCGTCGTTGCTGCGCCCGCCGCCAGCAGCATCCGAGGTGACGAGGTACTTGTGGTCTTTGTTTGGTTGGTGGTAAATCTCCCAGCCACCTCCATCTGGTTGCACCCTGATGCCACCGCCGTCCTCAATCATCGTGCCCGTAATTGCTGGCGGGGTTGCTGACTTCAGCATCTCTTGTATCAGCCGCGCGCTGAACACGTTGCGCCCAGAGCTGACAAAAGATATCTGCCAACTCAGCGGCCACTCTTCGTCAAACCTATCTTGGTCACCGTTACACTTGTTGACCAGCGTCTGGGTCCAGAAGCGCATTTGGCTTGGCGAAAGCCCATACTCCATGGCCCGGTGTCGCTGCGTCTGGTCATACCCCAGCTGGTTGGCCGCATCATTGAATGCCACCAGGTCGCTGGCCTTGTGCGCGTCAGCCATTCGCTCAGATAGCCAGAGCTCTTCCTTCCCTTGCTCTTTGGTTGGCGCCTCTCTTTGGTACTCGGGGTTGTCTTTCCAGCTGAAGAACATGGGCTTGTACAGGTTGCCTCTAACGTTCTTGATTGCCCGCAAATAGATGTCGTGGAACAGGTTGCCCACCCCCTTTGACGTGGACTCGATGAACACATAGGTAAAGGGAAGGTCAGGTACTGCGTTGAGCAGGGCCTGTGCCACGTCCACCGCTGATGTGTTGCGGCGCCCGGTTTCCCAGGATGGCAGCTCGGAGATGTGCAGGAACGTCGGCGTAGATCCACGCTCTGAGTCAGCGCTGCCGCCTTGTGTCTGACACTCAGCCCTTGAGCCGTTTATCCACTCAAGCTTGCTGCCCTTGGGTTTACTCTTCAAGGGGGGGAACACGTTGGTGTCAACGTTATCCACAATGCGTCGGCCAATGCGAAACAGCTCGCGGGTGGCGTCGGTTTCATGGGCCACGGTCAATGCGTGGGCGTGCGGTGTTGTCTGGCAGTGGTGAATGGCAAGCGCCTGGATTATGGTGCTCAAGCCCTCTTTGCGTGACTTACAGATGACAATGCGAACGAAGCCGCGCTCATCCTCCTGTCGTTTTATCTCATTGAGCAGCGCCTGCTGCGCGGTGCGACCATTCACGCTCAAGTCAATGAGGCCCCACTGCATGGCCTCTTTGTCCAGCGCTCTAATCTTGTACTCACTCTTGAAACAAAAAGGCCTGTCGGTAAAACACCGCTGCCGGTATCGCTCAAGGGCGTCGCTCACTTGATAGCTTTCAGCTTGGCGTCGTAGTCAACAACAATTGAATTGCTTGCGGGCCTGTCCCTTATTTCCACCGCCTTATCAATGTTCTTTGCCATGCTTGTCATGAGCTGGTCCTCGGCTTGAATTGTCTTGAGCAGCTTGAGGTACTCGTCATCGTCGAGACCTCCGAGTGCCTGCTGCTTCCTCGCCTCGGCCAATCTTGCCGCCGTGGATTTTGCCGCAAGCGCATACACCCCAGACACGTCATGCATTTCGAGTGATCGCACCATCAATATAGCGTGCGGTTCTGTGTTTTTGAGCGTTGACACCAGGTTAGGATAGCAATACGTTTGCCGCATGTCGAAAGGTAAAGGTATCCCTACTGTTCTGGTCTCAGCCGAGCACTTTAATTTGGTGGCAGCATCAGCCAAAAAGCTCGGGGTCACACCATCGACCGTTGCAAACCTTGTTATCCAGTCGGTTATCGCTGCCGCCGAGCGGTCGATTGGAAGTAATCACGTTGAGATGCTCAAGGCGCAGGACGGGCCAGCGTCTACCGTTGTGCTCAACCCAATGAAGTTACCCATTTCCACCCACACAAAGCGGATTCTCTCAACAGCTGCGAAGGTGTTCCAGCTATCAGAGGAAACGATTGCACTGTGGAGCATTCACGAGATGTTGCCGGCCATCGAGCGGATTGAGCCGCTCAACCGACACACTCTACCACCGGCCCTCTACAACCGTGTGGGCCAAATTGAGCGAGGAGAACATGGCGCGACCCCAAGTTGATATTGAACCGTTTGGCTGCCGGGTGGTAGTTGAGCGTGTGACAGAAGATGTTGAAGACGACCATGTGTTGTCGTCGGTTACGGATGACGGTGGCAACGAGGTTACTATCTACCGGCCAACAACAGCCGCCAACCCCAACAAAGAGCACGTCGGCGTTGTCAGGGCGGTGGGGGCTGAGTGCAAGTACGCAAAGCCCGGCGACCAAGTGCTCTTCGTTCGCCACCTTGGCGAGGCCACGCTGCTGGACACCAACCTGTTGGTGATGCATGAAAATGATATATTAGGTAGAGTTACCGATACGGCGGTGGTACGCTGCGCCTGACATAGTTGCTACCCGTCGAGGGAAGTGCCGTTTACCGACACACTTATAAATCCCCTCGGCGGGTACTTTCACTTCTCTCCCAGTAGGTTTTTCTCATAGATTTCTAGCATTTCCCTGTGAAACTCTGCCACCGGTCGACCCCACACTGTTAGCGGGGCAAGCTGCACCGTCAACCTCCTAGCAAGTACAGTAATTGCCGTCGCGCTTTGAAGAGCCACGACTCCATTTCCACATGCCCGGAGCCTGTCCAGCCGAGAGGCCATCCCATCAGCATCTCGACAAATCGCGGGTTCAAGCGTCGGGTCGAGCTCGAGGATGGCTCCCCATCTTGGGTCGTTGGGACCGGGGGCGAAGAGTGGGAGACGAAATTCGGCAGCTGGTCCATGTGAGCCCGGCCCTTCGCCGTCTCGCAATGGTGCCTGGAGTTCGCCCCCTTGTAGTCTCTGGCTGCCGGCGTCGGCCATTGCTTGCTCGCGATGGTCAACGGCATCCCCGCTCTCGTGGCGTTCTCTTTCTTGGATGCGTGGTGTTCCCTCCTCTCCAGCCACCGCGCCGGGTCTTCCCCGTCGTTGTGCAGAGCCGAACATGGCGTCGGCCACTCCTGCGATGCTGCCATCAAGTTGCCCCCGCCCCTCTTGGCCTTGCTGCTGCGTGTCTCCGGTCCCCCAGTCGGGGTCTTGGGAGTGGGCCAGCAGGAAGAATCTTTCGCGTCGATGGGAGGCTCCCACGTCGGACCCTCTAAGACACATCCATTCTGCATCGAACCGCATTTCGGCCAGCGACCTGAGAACAGCTGGGAGTCCCCCTCCAGTAACGATACCTGCAACGTTTTCCAAGAAGATGTAGCGGGGTCGAACCGTGCGAATGGTCTCAACGATGTCGTCCCATAGCCAGCGCTCGTCCTTTGTTCCTTTGCGCTTGCCGGCCACACTCCACGGTTGGCAAGGGACACCTGTGCTAATGCAGTCGACCTGACCAGTGAATGGAGTGAAGTCGCAGTCAGCGAGGTCACCGCAGAAAACAGGAGCTGGCTCCAAGGCCTTCTCTTCCATCCTTGCCAAGAGAACGGACGCTGCGAAGGCTTCCCGCTCAACGTAACCCAGAGTAGTGGCTCCGGGGACTGCGAGCTTGATGCCGAGTTCGAGTCCTCCGACACCTGAGCAGAGAGATAAGACGGTAAAAGCCACACTACTCACCTCCCTTCTGGGACAACAGGTGATTCCACACCTCGTCGGGCACATAGGCCAACAACAACACCACCGCCTTGGGTACATGCGTCTCGCCACGCTTCCACCTACTGACGACCGACTCAGAGTATCCGCCGAGCAGCAGGCCTGCTGCCTTGCAGGTCAACGAGTACTTGTCCATCCATTCGATTAGCCGTTTCATGCAACCTCCTGCTCTTTGAGGGCGGCGTCGCCCAGTTGTTTCAATCGCTTGCTTACCATCTGCTTTGACCACTTGGTGCCTACCCGTGTGCGGTAGCCGAGCGCGTTAAGAAAGTCAGCCGTCTGCTGTAGGCTGTTGCACTGCATGTGGGCAAAAGCCATCTCAATAAGCACTCGCTGTTCCACCGGTTCCTCCTCCAGTGTGTCATCCGGGCTCCACCGATAGCCGTACGGCGCGTGGTGGCAGTGCCTGACCCCGCTGGCCTTGAGCTCCTGCATTACCTCGGACGTGCGTTCGCTGATAGTTTCGCGCTCCCATTCAGCGATGGCGCCGAATATCTTGAGAACGAATCGACCCATGGCAGTGCCCGTGTTGAAGTCCTCAGTGATGGACGCAAAGGTCCAGCCCTCACGCTCGCAGGTTTCCAGCAAGCGACACAGGTCACTGATTGAGCGGGTTAACCTGTCAAGCTTTGCCACCACCAACACATGACCACTGCCGCCATCGTGCAGCAGCTGCAACGCGCGCTGGATGCCGGGTCTGTCGATGTTCTTGCCTGACTTGCCCCGGTCCTCGATGACCTCAATCACGTCGTAGTCATGGATGGTGCAGTAGGCTTGAAGCTTCTTGAGCTGCACCTCGGGCGAGTGCTCTTGCTTGTTGGTTGATACGCGGATGTAGAGAATTGCTTTCATGACATGAGCTCCATAGTTGCAGGCGGAATTTCACCACCTGCTGGGGACACTACAGGCCGAGCGTGCAGGTTGCAAGAGTAAAGGTTTCTTTAGTTGGGTAAACTAAAGTTTACTCGGGGTACTGCGGCACCTTTTAACTGTGCAATTCATTTGAACAGTTGACGGCCGCTGTCAATTTTGCTGCGGAACAACACCTGAGCCTGGGGGAATTCCGGCTGCATTTACCCTGGTGCCTGTAATGATTGGGGAAACTCAACACCTGACGAGGGGGGACAGTTGCGTGGTCCCCCCTCACGTACGCGCGGGCGTTACATCTCAACTCTCACTACGTTCGAGTTGTTAAACTAGTAACAAGTTAACCTCGGATTAATATCAAGAGGGGTTCTCTTGCAGATTGCCGCGCTCCTTGGACGTTTGTTGTGTCGGTGGGGTATCGGGTAGGGTTGTGGCCCAAAGTCCCGTCAAATCGTTCCTGTGCTTGTCGCAACACCTGAAAGTAGGCACAAAAAAGCCCGGCCAGTTTCCTGACCGGGCGCAACACCTGAGAGTTGCCGCTAGATGACGATGCGAACGCCACAACAGACGTCTTTGGTTGTGCCGTTGGCAAAACCGTCACACTTGACGCATGTCCTATGCGGATGCCGTTGTAGAAACACGCGCAAATCCTCCAAAAGTGGAAGCGCGTCCTCAGTATTAAGGCCGTACTTGCTGTTCTCGCACTCTGATTGCAAAGATTGTATTCGGTCAATCAGCGCTTGTGTCACGGTTATTGCTTCCAGTCGCTCAACTTCTGTCAACCACGACATCACAAGGTCCATCATTGGCGCGGATACCTTCCACGTGGGTTCGTAGCCCATCAGGTCAAGACCACGGCGATTGCCCTTGTCCACATAGGCATTGTTGTAAACATCACCACGCAGCGAGTAAATGTAGTACCGAGTGACAAACTGACCACGCTCGCCAACGGTCAGCGCTCTTGCCATGTCGTAGAACTCCACCATGGGCTCTTTGTCATGGGTTAGACAATCGTCGCGGCCGTACTTGTCGCCCGTGGCGATGTACCGCATGCGCCATACTTGCTTGGTCTTTGGATCGGTTATTGTGATTGACTGCATAGTTACCTCATTTCAATTGGGAGTTTGAGCACTCCAGAAGGCCACCGACCGCAGTCGGTGGCCCTAGCAATGCTCAACCGCCGTGCGCGACTATCGCCACGTCTTTACGCTTGTCGCTGGTACCCTTGGAACCATTGCAAAGCCCACATTTGAAACACTTTGTAAGGTGTCCCGCTTCCTTGCTAGCAGGGCACAGAATCTCACCGTCTTGCACGTCTGCAACGTCTGCAATCATGCGGAAAGTACGGTAGCCGTTCGACTTTGCCGCAGTGCGTTCGGTTGCGCTGTGAACGGATGCCATCACATAGGCTGAAAGGTTCGCGCCATCTTTCCACTGGTGGGTATAACCGGTAGGTCGTTCGCCATTGTCTAGCATTGTCCAAACTGCTATCGGTACTGCGTTCGGGTCGCCATAGGAACCGCGTCGTACTTTCCTGCCTGCTATCAGTGACTGGACCGTTTCCGATTCTGTCACTTCCAAATCACGGTTAGCGACCCATGTTGAACGTGGCGCCTGAAAGGTTAGAACGTAGCAAGGCTTTTTAGAGACGTTCAACTCTTTGTAATGGACTCGGCGTAGTGGACATTGCCCGCAGACGCTAACGTCGTCACCGGTCTTTACCGCTTCATGTGGCGCGATGTCGTACCGCATTATCCACGTCTGGAGCATATCCCCAGTCTTATCGTTAGTGGACGCCGTGGCGAGTCCGGTTAGCAGGACAATAATTCGCTGGCCATCGATTAGAGACGGACCGTCGTAAACTTTGATTGAGTTGCGCTTTGACATAGTTGCACTCCATTTTTTGGGTTGTTTAGAAACAGATGTATAGGCACTGCTCGAGCGTTTGCTTCTCGCTTTCAAAGTGACAGTTCTCGGGGTATGAGGCCGTTTCAATAGCAGCGTTGACAGTGTCGATGCCTTGAATGGTTGCGGCTTTGCGTTGGCCTTTGGGTAGGGCACACATGGCGTGATAGGTCGCCCATGGTTTCAGGGGCTGCGGCTCGGGCTCGGGCTCGGGCTCGGGCTCGGGTGTCTCAACCGCGGGTGTCTCGCTTCTAAGCAACCAAACGACTGGGAGGAAGGCGATAGGGACTAGGCAACCAAAGATAATGCCAAGACATGCGGCATCCGGGTCTACTAGTCCCGCAGTGCCATCAGTGCCAGTGTTCACAATCATAGCGACTCCGCACGCGAGGTAGGTTGGAGAGATGTTGAACCGTGCGAGCCGTGCGCCAATGCCCTTGTCGGGGTCGCAACCCATCAGCATTAGCACCAACATTGGCGCGTTATCTATGAGGCCAAAGGTAAAGTTTTCGACATGGCCAAAGGCCAGAAACGATAGACAGGTAAGGATTAGAACCGCTAGAATCTGTTTGAATGACATAGTTAGCCTCCTAAAGCTAACTAGTACTCTACCCCTATTCTTGCAAGTTGCAAGTCACTCGTTGTTTATTGGTTTATTTAGCGGCTCACCGGTGTAGGGGTCGCGACCTGTCCGCAGTGTCCGGGCTATCATCCACAATATACGCGAGACCATTGATGCCCATGAATGGCCATAGTGTCGACGCAGTGTGTCTAGCAGTTTGAAATCTGCTGTAGATAATTTGACGTTTAGTTGTTGGCGTCGAACTAGCTCAGGCTCGTGCGTGTTCGCGAGATGTAAGAGGTCACCGGTGATTTGACCGACCGTGGCATCGATGGATTCTGGGTCGCGACGTGTCGCCATACCCTTCAGGTATGACAGGTTGACGAGATATTGAAAAGGCGAATCTTAAATGGATCACCATGTTGATGGAGCTCGTCCAGGGCAGCGCAGTCCCCCGTTCTGGCCGGCTTTTCAACCCACTGTCGCCCCATGGTTCCATGGGTATACGTTCGTTTCGCCTGTAATAACAAGGACTTAGCTGCTTCCTTAAATCATGTGGCGGGGAGGGGGGGTACCCTTGTGAGTCTGTTGGATATTAAATATATATATACTTCACCCCCCTCTCGAGGGACAAAGTATTCAGCCGTTTTCAGGCAAGGGCGCTGGCTCATTACCGGGGCCCCACTTGCCTATAGGGCACTTCATCCAGGGTATAGCTGCCTTGACGGTCATGAAGCAGCCGCACTCGGTACATTTGATGAAGTACCCCTCCCACTGGCTTTTGTCGCAGTCTATACAGGTGGCGAGCCGGCCCTTAGTTCTATCGAAGGCGCTCACGGGTGGATCGGACATGGGAATTCTTTCATGTTGGGGCCCTGGCAGCAAGCACTATACGGGGAGTGGGGACGGTCCAGTTGGTCCTGGTCCAAGTTCCGGCCCACCACCCAGCAGGCCCGCTAATTCGGCCTTATATTGTTTGCCCTCGTCCGTTGTGGGCTTCCAGCCGTCAACCAGGGCTTGGACCTTTGCGGCCGGGACAGGGGCCTCCTCCTTCTCGGGGGGCTCTGTCATGGTTTTAGGGGGTCCAGATGGCCCACTGGCAATCTTTGCCGCGAGCTTTTCGGTGAGCATATCAGCCATGTTTTACTCCATTATCTTGAGCAGCAATAGGTAGCCTAGCATGTCGTCCAGGTTTTCGCCTCGCAGTTCTTCACTCCCCTGTCGATACCGCGCAAGCTTGTAGTCGAGCATGACGAGGATGCGCTCTTTGGGGCTTGCGGAGCTGAAGACTCTCTCGGGTTCAAAGACGGCGTTGCCGTGGTGTCTGTGCCGTTCTTTGAGGAGTTCTGAGAGGTCAAACAGGGCGACATCGAGCCGCTCGTTAAAGGCGGGGGCGCAGGCCACTCCGGTGGTAGTTTCACCATCACTCATCCTAGAAGGGTATGTCGTCGTCAGCGAGGGTTTTGCTGCTTGCGGCTGGGTTCTCGGCCTCTACGCGCCGGTCTACACCGTTGATCCAGACCTCGTAGTCCCGGTCCCCGTCCCCTTGTTTTTTCACAAAGAGCACCTTATCGAGCAGCTTGTTCATCAGGCCTGGGTCATCGAGCTTTGGCATTTCACCAATCACCAGCTTGAGGTCTTGCGCCAGGAACCTCATGTTGGCCTCGGAGCCCTCCTTGAGCCAGTTCCGCTTGAACATCATGCGGCCAGCGTGGTCGCCGTCTACGACCTTTAGGTGCCATAGGATGCATGGGGTTTCTGTGGTTTTTGCTTCGTCCCACATGGCCTTGGCTACCGTGACGGTATAGTGCCCTGCGGGCAGCGGACTGAAGCTCTTCTGCTCGGTAATCTTTACGTCTTTGTGTTGGCTGAATTGGTCAGCGAGTTCTGCAAGGTTAGCTGGCTTCATTTTTGCCTCCTATGGCATGTGCAAAGTTTTTGTAAACGGCCTTGAGCCGGGGGTCGTCGTCGGAGATCCGAATGGCCTCTGGCAACAGGAGCGTTCTGTCACCCGCCTCGTGGGTCTGGTCGGGCTTGGTAAACATCACCCGCCCCTTCTCGTCGTTGGTTGCGTACAGCACGATGTCACACATCTTCAGTACCACCTTGCGAGCTCCCTTGGGCAGTGTCGGTGCGGCCTTGATTGAGGTGGTTCTCAACTTGGCGTTGATGAGCTTGGAGTGGCTGACGAAGTACAGGCCCATGTTGAGGTGCTGGAACTTTCGCAGCAGCTCCTCAAAGGCGTTGTTGCAGGCTACCCAGCCCACGCCCCACTCAAACAATACGGGCTTTCCATCGTCGTCGTACTTTTCAACCTGTGGGCTGACCCAGCCGTTTTGCTTACAAATATGGGCACAACAATAGTCGTAGGCCACATCGATGGTGTCAAAGATGACCGTCTTGAATTCGTGCTCTTTGTGGACGAGCAGCTTGTAGATGTATTCAAGGTACTCCCAACCATCCATATCCTTTTCAATCGGCGTACCTTCCGACCCGCGAACCTTTGCGAGGTTGCCGTCGCCCTTGACGCCCATCTGGAACACGTCCAGGTGGTTGAGGCCGGGCTCGGTGGCAATGAATAGGGCCCCCTCGGCATTGGAGCAAAACGACGATTTACCCCATTTTGGGTCGCCGTAAATAAGCAGGGATATGTCCCTGATGTCCCGCTTAGGCGGGGTGGTTTTGGTGGGTAACACTGGTTTCCTTCTGAGAGAGCTCAGTGTGCGAGCGCTCCCGCTTTCGGTAAAGGGAGTGCCTGACGATGGGATTCATGCCAGACGAGCATAGGTCATAGTAGTCGCACATGCCCCCGAAGGCGTGCTTACACTGCGATTCGTTTTTGTAGTATTTGTTTTTGCGAGCTGCGGCCTGCATGTTGTCTTTGAGTTCCCAGACCTGTTCGCCAATTTCCCCCATAAGGGCCGGGTCAAACGACAGAAGGTACCGCTTGAACTGGATGTCGTCAGCCATGCGCGCAATGCGGTCCTCGTCGCTTTCACCCTTACGCCCCTTGATGGCGCTCTTTTTGATGATGTTGAACAGGGCCTTGCGGATGGTGATGCCTTTATAGCGCCCATACTCCTGGCAGTAGAAGCGGGTCTGAAAGTCGCTCCACAGCGTGTTGGTGTACTTCTCAAGGTCTGTGCTGGTGGTTTTGTGTTCAAAGATGGCATAGGACTCGTCTGGGTATTGAATCAACCCGTCTATCTTGCCGGCGAGTTCCATGGTCGTTGACTGGTGGCCCGTGACGGGGTTGATAAGGGGTCCGCAGAATTCGTCCTCCAGGGTGATAATCTTGAACTCATCCTCTTGGGGATATTTGCGGGCATAGGCAGTCATGATCGCCGCGCACTGGATCCAGTTCCTGTTGTCGCCATCCACCCGGCTGTCGTGGATAAAATCCAGTATCTCCCCAAGCGGCTGGAGCCTGTGCCACATCTCTAAACAAAGGTGGATAAGGGTGCCTATCCACAGAGCCGGCGCCAGCTCCCTGATTTTCTCAATCAGGTCCAGGTAGCGGTGTTTGTATTTCTGGCGACAGTCGCGGAAGGTGGCTATGGCCGAGTAGGTCGTGACGGTTTTGTCGGGCATTCTGCAAATCTAACCCACATTTTCCACAGCTTCAACCGCCCGTTTCGTAAATGGCGAATACCCTGCATTGTCGGGGTGGGGCGGGTTGTGGG